AACCGATTATATGAAACCAAGTTTTATAGACATTGGCAACATCACAGCAAAAGTAAACCAAATATAAATTCCGGTACTCAACTAGCTTATTATTTATACAACATAAAGGAATTAGATCCACCAAAACAAACAGAATCTGGGAAAGGCTCTACGGATGATGAATCTTTGAAACTATTGAACATCCCAGAACTTAATGATATATTAGAAATAAAGAAACTAAAAAAAGTCAGAGATACTTATCTAGATGCTTTCCTTAGAGAGCAGGTCAACGGATATGTACACCCCTCGTTTAATTTACACTTGGTTCGTACTTTCCGTTCAAGCAGTGATCATCCAAACTATCAAAACATACCAATTCGGGACAAGGAGGCTATGCAAACGGTGCGTAAGGCATTATATCCACGTCCCGGACACCAACTATTAGAGGCGGATTACAGTGGCTTAGAAGTAAGGATTGCGGCTTGTTATCATCAGGATCCAAATATGTTGAAGTATATTAAGAATCCCGCAAGTGATATGCACGCCGATATGGCAAAACAAATATTCAAACTTCCAAATCTTAATAAATCAATTCCCGAACACAAAATACTTAGAGCTGCTGCAAAGAATGGTTTTGTATTCCCTGAGTTCTATGGAGACTATTACAAAAATTGTGCGGAGAATATGGCTTGTAAATGGGGGCAATTACCACAGGGTAGATGGAAAGAGGGTCAAGGAATTAAAATGCCTGAAGGAACTTTATCGGATCACTTAATAGAAAAAGGAATTAAATCATACTCTCAATTCGAAGATCATGTAAAAGATATTGAGGAGGACTTTTGGACAAATCGTTTTCCTAACTACGCCCGATGGAAAAAACGCTGGTGGGTTGCTTATCAAAAGTATGGGTATATTGATATGAAGACGGGTTTCCGGTGTAGTGGAATATTTAGTAAGAATGATGCAATTAATTATCCAGTACAGGGAGCTGCGTTTCATTGTTTGTTATGGTCGTTTGTTGAGTTGGATAGAATTATGAGAGAAGAAAAGTGGGATACTCGATTAATCGGGCAGGTACATGATTCTGTAGTATTGGATGTACACCCGGATGAACTTAACCATGTAGCTAAAACAGTTCGTAGAGTGACTTGTGAGGATTTACCGAAAGCCTGGAAGTGGATAATAGTTCCGCTTTCCGTAGATATGGATTTGTGTGGAGTGGATGAAAGTTGGGCTGACAAGAAAGAATTCGTATGTTAAATATTTTTTGTATAATATAGTAAATAGAAATTATGGAAATAGCTAAAATTGAAGAAGGGTACAAAATGCTTCTAGTAAAAGCAAACTTGATAGCTCAAATTAAAAGAGTTAAAACAGGTCTTGTAGATAAGAAAATAAGTCGATTATCATTTGAAAGTAAGCATGGAGCCTATATTTTTAAAGTTGAAGGAAATGATAAATTTATTGTGCAGACTGCTGAATTGTATTTACAAATATTAGAAGGCATGTTGAAAGAATTGAATTTAAAAATAATGGCATTATGAACAAGGAACCAAAAACCACAGAAGCCCATTTAATGGATTTACTCACTGAATTTCTAAAACACGACTTCACTAAAGAAAGTGTATTGGTAGTCGGGTATGAATTGAGTAAGAAATATGCCGAACGAATTAATAGAAATGTTTTAAAAACTATTGGAAAGGAGATTGGACAAGGATGAAAACTCTCATTAAAATAATCATTTTTTTATTCCTTACAGCTATACTGTGTTTATATATACTTATTCCGTCTATCGGATTAGGAATGCGTACGGTATTGTCTTGGTATTTATCATGGTTTTATATAAGTCATTGTATTGTAGGCATGATAATATTTATAGTACCATTAATATATATTTTTAATTGGATTGATAAAAACATAAAATGAGTCTTTACCACAAATACAGACCAACAGAACTGGAAGACATCCGAGGCAATTCCGATATGGTGGATTCTTTGCAGAAAATGCTAGCAGACAAAGAAACCTGTTCACATACGTTTTTACTACATGGACCAACCGGATGCGGGAAAACTACAATAGGCAGGATCATAGCCACTGAACTTAATTGCAAAGGAAATGATTTCCGGGAAGTTAATACAGCTGATTTTCGTGGTATTGATTCTGTACGAGAGATAAGAAAAAATATGCAGTTTAAAGCCTTACAGGGAGATTGCCTGGTTTGGTTAATCGACGAGGCTCATAAATTAACCAAGGATGCTCAGAACGCTTTACTGAAAATGTTAGAAGATTCTCCAAAGCATGTTTACTTTGTATTATGTACCACTGAACCAACCGGCTTACTAGGCACAGTAAAAAACAGATGTGCTCAATTCCAAGTCCGTCCGTTGAATGAACGGCAAATGTTTGGATTGCTTAGAAGTGTGGTAAAAGCAGAAGATGAAACCTGTACAAAAGAAATATATGAACAAATCTTTCAGGATAGTTTCGGGTATCCACGTAATGCTTTACAGATATTAGATCAAGTATTACTGGCTGATCCGGAAAACCGATTGGAAATTGCTAAACAAGCCGAGGTAGTTCAATCACAGAGTATTCAATTGTGTAGAACATTAGTAAATGGAGGAACAGCTTGGAAAGAAGTTCGTGAAATATTAAACGGATTGAAAGAGGAGGAACCGGAAAGCATCCGCCGTCATGTGTTGGGATATGCTCAAGCAGTTTTGTTGAAATCGGATAACGTAAGGGCTGGTTTGGTGTTGGAAGAATTTGTTGATCCGTTTTGGAACTCAGGTTTTCCCGGGCTTACTTTTGCATGCTATACAGTAATTAAAAACTAATTGATATGAAAAATTATAACTATATACTACTTACATGCTGGCTTGTATTAATCTGTATTCTGTATTTTATAAATAAAATAGATATAGGAGATTTTCTCATTGGTATGCTTATACTTTCTATTTCTAGTATAATTATGCAAACACAGGAAAAAACTAAATAATATGAGTTTATTCCTTGAATGTGTTATAGTATTGTTAGGATGTTGTGTAGTAGGATATGAGATTTGGTGTATAATAAGTTGGCTGGAAAAAATAAATAAAAACTAATTGATATGAAACTTGAACTTAATATAAATGACCAGGTATTAGTAAAATTAACAGAGTTTGGGAAAGAAGTATTAACAAAATATTATAGAAAACCTATTGCTCCAGAACTGGATGGATATTACAAATTTTCTATTTGGGGGCTTGCTAAAATTTTTGGCAAAGAATTTTATAATGGACAAATAAATCCTGTTATTGAAGACAACAAACTTATTATACAGTAATGAAAATAAAACCACCATCAAAAAAGGCAAAATTACAACCACTCGTAAGGAGAGGAAAGAAGGTTGGTAGGAATGAAAAATGCCCGTGTGGTAGTGGTAAGAAATATAAACATTGTTGTCTGCCAAAGATAAAGGCAAATGAATTACCTCCGAAAATCAAGGTGGTGGAAGTACCGGAAAAGAAGTTTAAACGAACTAAAAAATAAATGATATGAACTACGAAAAAGACATGAGAATTGATGAGACTTCTTTAGATATAGAGTGGTTAGAACAAGCCGAGTTGGCTATGAAATACGGAGGGATTTACTCAGATGCTAGGAAAGAATTAGAACAGGCTGAAGAGGAAGTCAAAGTAATCCGATCAGAATTAGTAAAAGAAGCTAACGAAGATCCTGATAAGTATCTTGGAGATGGAATAAAACCAACCGGACCTAATGTAGAAGCTTATTACCGTACTCACAAACGACACAAAGATTGTAAACAGAAAATAATTGATTTACAATTTGAGTTGAGTAATGCTGAAATTGCTAAGAGTGAAATAAGTTTTACCAGGAAAGCCGCTTTGGAAAATCTTGTAGTTTTACATGGACAACAATATTTTGCCGGTCCAAAAGTACCAAGGGCGATTACAAGTGAAAGAGAAAAGCATGAAAAGCAAAAGAAAGTTGATGCAGGTGTTGGAAAACGGTTAAAAAGGAGTAAATAATTATGCTAAAAGAAATATTAAACGGAGCAGCTTTAGGAATAATCTTTCTATGTACATTATATCTAATAGGAAGAGTCTTAACGGCTGCTTGTATTGACGGAGTGATGAAACATTTTAAAAACAAATCTAAACAAAAACAAAATGGCAAAGAAAAGAAAAAGTAGTTTTAGAGGTAAGGTTAACAAGGATTCCAAACGTCAGACATCTGGCTATGGATACTTGAACCTACCAAAAGGAGTGAGTGTGTTTAATCCAGAACCAAAAAGTACTGTAAAGCTGGATTTCATGCCTTACGAAGTAACCAGCAAACGACATCCTGATCGTAACGTTGAGGATGAAATTGCTGTACCAGGAAGTCTGTGGTATAAACTTCCATTCAAAATTCACAGGAACATTGGAGTGGATAATGATAAGGTTGTTTGTTTAACATCCATTGGCAAGGCTTGTCCAGTATGTGAAAAGCGAGCTGAATTGATTCGTCAGGAAGCTGATAAGGAGGATACAGATGGTTTGAAACAATCTAAAAGAAACCTGTATTGTGTTATTCCATTGGACTCAAAGAAACACGATGCTGAACCTCATATAATGGATATGTCTCAATATCTATGTCAGGAGGAAATCAATAATACTTTGGAAGAGGATGAGGATTATGAAGTATTTCCTGACTTGGAAGAAGGTTTGACAATGAGATGCCGGTTTGATGCTGGTACGATTGGCTCGTCAAAACCATTTGCAGAGCTTGGTAAAGTAACTCCTGTTGAAAGGAAAGAACAATACACGGAAGACATTTTGGATGACATACCAAACTTGGATGAAGTATTGAATATTCTTTCTTATAAGGAATTGGAAGCTAAATTCCTGGAGTTGGATGAAGAGGATGTAAATGAGGAAGAAGAACCAGAGGAAGAAGTACCTACCAGAAAACGTAAAACCAGGGATGAAGAACCGGAAGAGGAAAAGCCAAAACGTACAAGGAAAGTAAAAGAGGAAGAATCGGAGGAAGAAGTTGAAGAGGAAAAACCAAAACGTACCCGGAAACGTAAAGAAACCCAGGATGATGATAACAAATGTCCACACGGACACGAATTTGGAAAGGATTGTGATGAATATCCAAAGGATTGTAATGACTGTGATCTTTGGGATGAATGTGGTGAGGAACAAGATAAAAAATAGAATATGTCTATTTTAAAAGTAAGTGATAAAAAAAGTAGTCCAGAAAAATCCAAGCTTGTTGGGGCTTATTTGCCCCAGCAGGTTTCGGATTACTTAACATTATATTCCCTGGCTCATGGTATATCCAAGTCCGTAGTGTTGAGGGATGAAATTCAACATTGGTTTGATTCTCAAATGGAGGAGGAAACAGCTTTGGTAAAACTAATTGGCAAGAAAGCTCGGGTGGAACAAAAGAAATGGGAGTCAAAGATGACGTTTAAAAAGAGTTTACGAGCTGAATTGCTAAGAAGGAATGTCAGTGATGATCATGTAAAAACAATTTTAACAGCTTTGGAATGAAAGCAACAGAATTGAGAATTGGAAATTATGTCTGGGATGATTATTCAGGCGAAATGATTGTCTACGCTATAACTGGTAATGATACTACTGGATTCGGTGATATTTCTCTAAGGAAAAATAAAATTTCACCTTCTGGGTCTTATAAAGTAAAGGATGTAAAACCTATCCCCTTAACCGAACAATGGTTAAAAGATTTTGGGTTTACAGAAGTGAAAGATAAGGCATATCATTATACACTTAAGATTCCTATTGATGGAGAAAATAAAAATGAAATAGTAGGAATTATTGTGAATAATAATATAGTATGTTGTGCAATAACTAATGGACATTGGTCGAGTAATAATATTTTTCATGTTCACCAATTACAAAACCTTTATTTTGCATTAACAGGAATGGAATTAACGAAATGAAACGAACCAAAAACATAAAACTCAGCCGTCAAGTCCGGGCAAAGGTATCAAAAAAGCCTGAAAAGAAACAGGAGTATGATGGAGATACTACCGAAATGATTAGTACAGGATCCACTCTGTTGGACTTAGCTATTTCAGGTGGTAGAATTAGAGGAGGAGGAATACCTGCAGGAATATTGGTTGAGATATTTGGACCGAGTGAATCTGGTAAGACTGTTTTGTTATGTGAAATTGCCGGAGCCATTCAACGCCAAAAGGGAGAAGTAATGTTCAACGATCCTGAAGCTAGGTTGGTTAAACAGTTTGCTCATATGTTTGATTTGGATACTGATAAAATGGATTATGGTACTCCTGATACCGTGCCTGAAATATTTGACGCAGTAAGAAAATGGAAACCCAAAAAAGGAATGATACATGGTATATTTACAGATTCCCTAGCAGCTTTATCAACTGATATGGAAATGGGAGAAAAAGGAGACAAAATGGGAGCCCGTAGAGCAAAAGAATTTAGTGAAGGCCTGCGAAAAATATGCAGAATATTGACAAAAAATAAGTATTTAATGGTTTGCAGTAATCAAATACGACAAACATTCAATACATTCGGACCAAAATACAAAAGTCCAGGTGGAGAAGCTATACCGTTTTATTCCAGTCTGAGATTAAATACAAAAGTTCTTAAAAAAATTGTAGTTACCAAGACAGTAGAAGGCAATGAAGTTTCCCGAATTACTGCTATAAAAATCAATGTAGATGTGTTTGGCAGTTCTGTTTGGAAACCTTATCGCTCAGCCCCAGTAACTATAATTTTTGATTATGGAGTAGATGATGTAAAAGAAAATTTACAATTCGTCAAGGACTTCACCAAACCTATCGTTGAAAAAAAGGAGCAACAAACTAAAGGCAAAGGTAAAGAGAAGAAATCATTTTACTCATTAAATGGAGAAAAGTTAGGAGTATCCATGAACAAGGCAATCCAAATAATTGAAGAAAAAGGATTAGAAAAAGAACTAAAAGAACAAGTAATTGACTTGTGGGAAAGTATTGAAAGTAAATTTGAAACCGAACGTAAACCTAAAATAAGATGAACGAAAATATAGAAAAAGGAGATATAGTCCGAGTTGATTTTAATAATTCTCAAATGACATTAACCAGTAGAGCAAAAGTATTATACACACCTTGTGCTACTGGAGACAGTTGGAGATTTCAAGATACAGAAAGGAAAAGGATATATTATGTTAATGAAGGATGCACCATAACCTTAATAGAAAAATATACAAAATGAACGAACTACATTTAAAATACAAAATGGAAACCGGAATTACTATTGCTACTCCATTAGAAACGGATAATTGGACTGTTGGATTCTCTAAAATATATGAATACATCAAATGGTTAGAAGAAAAAGTAAATGAAAAGAACAAAAAAACCAACAACTCAAAACACCACCATGACAGAAATAGAAATAGGTGAAATTCACGAAGCCTTGGAAAAGATACTGTCTGCCTGTTCTGAATTAGAAGACGGTACCAGAAAACATCTTGTAATTGATTCCCTAACTAAGGCATCAAAGGAATTGCATATACTGAGATTAGAAACCTTTAAAACCACAGAAGATGGAAACACTGGCTGAATATGCATGGATTGTACCTATAATAATGTTGAGTTGGATTTGCTACCGGCTTTGGAAACGTGGTAAATATCGTGATCCAGGACAGGAGAATACTTACCATGCTGCTACGAAAAATCAAACTCCTTTTCCTCATTACAAATGCCCTTACGATATTGAAAATAAGGATTGCCAATATTATAACAGAGCTACTGGACATATTGATGGAGTAATAAACTGTAATGAATGTAGTTGGTATAATAGTGGTATCAGACCAAGTAAATTTTAAATGATATGGAAATAATAAAAATAATATTGTTCTTAATTGCAGGAATATTAATAGGCGTATTGCAACAACGATGGGTTTATTTTTGCAAAACTGGCAAACATTTACAAGATTTAAAAAAGAAAGATGAAAAGAACAAAACATAACTACGGAACAATCCTCACAAACGATCCTAGCATTACTGCCTGGGGATGGGCTATATTGGATTGGG